CCGTAAGGAGGATTAGATGCCTAAACCGTTCAGCCTCCAAGCCCCGGAAGATATCGCCAAGGAATATGGCGGTAACAAGCAGAAGATCGCGCAGGCGATGCAGACCGGGCTTGTCGACCCCACTGCGGGTACCCTTGCGGGTATGTTTATCGACCGTATGCGCAGCGCGCAGATGCAGGAAGGCGCTCAGCAGCCGTCCGTAGCGCAGCAGGTATTCGCCCCTCCAGCTCCGCCTGCTCCGCCTATGGGTGGTATGGGTCCGCCTCCCGGTGCTCCGCCTATGGGCGGTATGCCACCTGCGCCTCCGATGGGTGCTCCGCCTATGGGTGCCCCTCAGATGGGTATGGCTGATGGCGGCTTGGCTATGCTCCCTGTTCCGGATAACATGTTCGATGAGCCCATGGACGGCGAGTACGCCGGCGGCGGCATCGTGGCTTTTTCTGCGGGTACTCCGGGTACAGTGAAGGCGGCTGACGCAGGTCTGACGTCCACACCCGACTACTCCGTCTTGCAGCAGATGCTGGCTGACTACGGCGATGAAGCTAAAGGCCGAGAGCAGTACGAAGCGCTGTATAAACCCAAGCGCGAAGCTGCCGAGCGCGCCAATCGCTTCTTTGAAGGTGCACTTTCTGAGGAAGGCCTGAAAAAGCGCCGCAACGAGAATAAGTACCTTGCACTTGCAAAGGGGTTCTTCACCATGGCGGGCACTCCGGGTGGCCTGCTTCAGTCAGCAAGCGCGGGTGCAAAGGCTGCACTACCGGACCTTCAGGAGTCGAGCAAGGAGCTCCGCGCCGAACAGCGTGACGCACTCAAGCAGCTGGCTGCTGACGAAGGCGCGACCAACGCCGAACAGCGCGAGTTCGCCAAGTACATGATGGGTCGCAAGGATAAGCGGGCGGACCTCGCACAGAATCTGGCACAGTTCACCAGCGCGGATGCACGAACCAAAGCCGAAATCGCAGCGCGCACAGCTACCAGCAAAGCCGAGATCGACGCGCAGAAATATATTGCCAGTATAAAGCAGCCGAACGAAAGCTTCGATGAAACTGCGCTTCGTATCTTGATGATGGACCCCAAGAAGCCCGGTGTGGCGGCGGCACAGGCAGCGGTAACGAAAATTTTCGAGATGAAAAAACCCCCCAGCTTCATGCCGGGGTTTGAAGGGAAAGATGGTGGAGCAGGGAAAACGGCGGTCACAGTTCCTTGGAACCCAACGTAATAAGGTAGGCTATAATGCCCCTGTATCGCATCACAGCCCCGAACGGCGTAACCTACGAAACCGAAGGGCCAGAAGGCGCTACTCCGGAGCAGGTTAAGGCGGTTATTCTCCGGGCCCATCCTGAAGCGGGCACGCCGAAACAGGAAGAAAACCTACTGGAGCAAGTGCCTCTGGTGGGTAAAACTTTGGCCGGCGCTGCTGATATTCCGCTAAGTGCAATCCAAGGACTGGCTGGCACGAGCAAGACTTTTGCCGACCTGTTCGGTGCGGATAATGCAGCCTCCGATTTCCTTGGTGACGTCACTCGCTTGGCTGGCGAACTAAAATCCTCTGGTGCGCGTGAAGACGCAGCGACAGCGGCGGCCATCCAGAAGGAAGCGGAAGACAAGGGTATCTGGGAGCAGGTTAAGGCTGCCGCCAAGTCGTTCGCTCTCTCACCGATTGAAACCACGGCCAGTGTCGTGGGTTCTGCCGTCCCGTTCGCTCTCGCTGCCATGACTGGTGGTGGTCTCCCCGCAGCTGCCGCGCTTGGTGCTGCGTCTGGCGTGGGTATGATTAAGGGCGACATCTACGATGCCGTCGTAGAAGAATTTACCAAGGCCGGAGTGCCACCGGAGCAGGCCGCTGCCGCTGCCGAAAAAGCTCAAGAATACGGCGGCGAGAACACGGATATGATGGCGCTGGGTGGCGCGCTGGGTGCCCTCGCTGCCGCCACTGGTCTTGCTCCTGCTGTCGCAAATCGCCTTGGCGCACGCGCCGCTGCAAAGGCTACCTCGCAGGCTGCTGCAAGGCAGGCGGCGGGTAAAGCTGCCCCCGGTGCTATTCGTAGCGCCCTAACTGGTGCCGGTGCTGAAGCGCTTCCCGAAGGTGCGCAGGCAGGTCAAGAACGCTACGCTCAGAACTTGGCGCTCCAGCGGGAAGGCTTTGATGTCGACCCCATGAAGGGTGTCGCGGGTCAGGCGGCGTTTGAAGCTATTGCGTCCCTCATCCCCGGCGCTGGCGGTAAGGTCTACGAAACTGGACCCGAGCGCCGTAGTGCGGACCTGAAGGCTAAGTTGCAAGCGGGTGCGCAGCAGCTCAACACTACTATCCTGTCCCCCGATGCCACTCCGGAAGAAAAGGACGCAGCTGTTGTTGCGCGTGCTAAGGAGCTCGAAGACTTTGCATTCGACGAGAAAACCGCTCTCGAACTTGCCACCGAAGAACGCCGTAGAGCAGAAGCTGCCAAGGACGCGAAAACCACGCCCGAAGCCAAAGCGGCTGCCACTACGCCGGTAGATGAAATTCCAGAGCCGGTTGTCCGGGGGAAAAAAGGTGCCAAAAAAGCGCAGGAAACGCAGGAAGCGGGACTGGATGGAGGAGCAGGTGGACCTGACGTGGCTGTCGCTGGAGCAGCTGGGCCAAGCGTTCCAGATATTGGTGTTACCCCGCCCGCCGGAGAAAATGCCCAAACCGTTTCACAAGCTGAACCCGGCGGAGTGGCTGGCGTTGGAGAGCCTGTTGGTGGTGCTACTGGAGCAGAAGCAGGTGCAGACGGTACACTGACGCCTCCTACTGGCGCTCCCAGTTACGTCGTAGACAATGCTCGCGCCACGGTTGATGTTTTGCGCCAGCGAAACCCGGCTGTCCTCGATACCATCACCGACCTTCACGCCCAAGATAAGACTGCTGCCGAGATTGCAACGGCCACAAAGCTCGACGTGGACACCGTCCGAGATGTTCGCATCGGCCTTGGCTTACCTTCGCAGGGTAAGCCATCAGGTGGGAAAATGATATATATCCCCGGTGATGCTGAAGAGCGCGCGGTGTTTGAAGCGTGGCGGGATAATTATAACTCTGGGAAAATGGCCGCAACGGTTTCAACTCCCGCACCTACCACGGAGACCCCCAGTGCCGTCGAAGAAGGAATTGCGCCTGAAGCCGCGCAAGAAGAACCCGTTGCGACTGCCACCGAAGGGCAAGGTGCGCCTGCCCCGGCAGCTGAAGTCGAAGTAACGTCAGAGACAGCCACCCTTCAGAAGTTTGTGGACGAGAACAACCCCGGCTATGAAGTGCGCTTCAACCCGGAACTGAAAACGCGGCCTTGGTCTATCGGTGTACCCGGAGGCAAACTTGTGGCGCGCTCCACCAGCGCGTCGGGTCTGCGCAAAGCCGTGATGAAGCAGCCGAAAGTCGGCCCGCGCGAGACGGTCGACGGCGTTGAGGTCGTGCGTTACCCGGCAGTGAAGCCCAAAGCCGTTACGACCCCGGACAAGATTTTCTCCCGTGATGCTGTCGACCCCGAGGACATCGCTGGGAAGCTGAACGAAGCGCAGCAGGAGCAAGTCGACCTGCTGGTCAACGAAATCGACACCGCCCGTAAGGCGCGGGATATCAATGACGCCGAGCGTACCGAGCTTGTGCGTATGCTGGAAGATACACGGGAAGTTGCCTCCACGGCGACTAACCGCCCCGAGGTCACGACTGGGCGTAACAAAGATTTTGTCTGGAGCGTTATCAACTTTACGCAAGGTAAGGTTGACGCTTTGCGAAAGGCAGGCCGCCGCCTGCGTGGGGAGCAGGATACCCTCGAAAAGAAATATAACCGCCAGCTGTTCGAGACCAAGAATACAGAGCTGTCCGACGAAGAGTACGGGCTGAAGGTTCAGATCAAGCAGAACGCCACCGAGATGAAAAAGCAGGCGGGTATTCTGTTGGATCAGAGGCGCGTTATTTACGACCGTGCCCGTAAGCGTATGGCTGAGATGAAGGCCGACCGTACTAAGAAGCTGAATGCGCTTCGTGCGGACTTCAAAGGTGGGCGTATCACTGAGCAGAAGTATCGCGCGCTGATGGGTCAGCTGCGTCCGGATATGATTATGTACCGTAAGGGTAGGGGGGCACCCAACGGCATTTCGCTGGAAGAGATGAACACGGTGGTGCGCGCCATCACCAGCCGCTGGAAAGCCAACGTCAACGTCAAGATGGTGCAGTCGGTCAATGACTTGCCGCCGGCCATTCGTTCTCAGCTGGAGCAGGACGACCGCCTCGACGCCTTTGGCTTCCTGCAAGGGGACGATGTCTATCTCATTGCCGACAACATGAACTCGGTTGAAGACGTTGCTCCTACGCTGTTCCACGAAGTGCTCGGTCACGTCGGTCTACGGCGTGCGTTCCGTGAGGGGCTCGACGATGTCCTGACCGATATCTACAACACGAACCAGCAGGTGCGGGAAGCCACTGACCGGTGGATGGCAGAAAACGAAGGTCTGTACTCGGGTGACGAAGACCCGCTGGCCCGCGCCGTAGAAGAAGTGCTTGCTGAAGCGTCAGAGGGCGGCCCGATAGCTGCGGGTAAGATTGATCGTCTCGTCCGCTTCTTGAGGAACGCCATCCGGCAAATCTTCGGCACCGATCTCGCCATCTCAGACCGCGAAGTTCGGGTTATCCTTGCTATGGCGCACGAGCAAGCACTGAGCGGTGACAGCAACGCTGTGGGTAGCGACTCCATTGTCTACGCAAGTAATCAGGAGACGCAGGAGGAAAAGAAAGCCGCCGTAAAGGTGCTGACCGAGGAGGAAGAGGTTCAGCGCGCCCAAGAGAAGGTGGCTACCACTGCGGATCAGATCGACACGAAAAACTTCAACAGCGTCAGCGCCGCCATTACGAAGGGGTTGAAGCTCAAAGAGGCTAAATACTGGTTGGGCCTGCTTAGACCGAAAACCTTTGCATCCCGGTTTGTTGCACTGGGCGGTTTGAACGCGCTCGATACTAACGATATGATCGAGTACGCGGCGACGTTGCTGGGCAACGACCACCCTGCGGTTACGGGCCTACAAGCAGCTCTGGATGCGGTCGACCGACTGAACGGCACGCGCGTTGCCATGCGCAATAAGTTGAAGGTCACGGTGGAAGACCTGCGAGATTATATTCAGCTGACGGGTGGCGTTTCGTCTTACAAAAATACCCACCCCCTGACTTTTGCTATCGACCTTGCGAACATCTACAACGTCAACATGGGGGCAATTAAACCCGGCATGTCGATGGAGGACGTCTTCAAGACCGATGGTGTGTGGCAGAGGTACACGGAGCTGCTGAAAGACCCCAACTTGGAGGCCAAAGAGCGCAAGGATTTCGAAGCAAAGCTCAGCAAACGTGTGGTCGAGCTGAAGGCTGGTATCGAAGCATGGGCTGCGCTGGGTAAGCTCGAAGGCGGCCATCAAATGTACATCCGTATCCGCAACATGCACGCAAATATGTACCGGTCGCGCCGCCTCCTGATGCTCAAGTATCTGGAAGACCTGAAAGACTCTGGCGTGTCAGAGGCAACCATCGCTCGCCTGATGATCAGCTTCAAAGAGCAAGAAGAGAAGGTCAACGACCGCATTACCATCCCCGGATCAGATGACGCTCACACGGACTACCCAGAGGTTCCTCTGGGTATGTTTCACCGGGAATATTTTCCGAAGCGCCGTTTCGGTGACTACTGGCTGCGTACCAAGAAAAGCAAGTTTGGAGAGGCCATCTTGCGGTTCTACAACTCACCGGCTGAACGTGATGCCGACCTTGAAGCAACGGCCAAAGAGCTGGGTCAAGATAAAGAAAACAAAGACTATTTCGACTACGGCGACGACGCGACTAACCAGCTTACTGACTTTGATGTGTTCAATAACAACACGGCGTTCCAGCGGGCGCTGGACAGCATCGCGCGTATTGATCCGGAGAACTTCACTGAGCAGACCAAGAAGCGCCTGCAATCGGACGTGTATCAGCTGTACCTGCTGTCCAGCCCGGAAGGGTCGCTCCGCAAGCAGTTTATCAAATCCAAGAACCGCCTTGGCTGGAGCAGCGACATTGTCCGCACTGTGGCGGAAACCGCTGAAGAGTACGCTACCGACATCGCTCGTCTGCGTCACCGCAACGAGATCGACACCGCTCTGCGGGGGGTGAAGAAGCTCTACGATCCAGAGACCGCAGGTGCAGACCCAAACTCGAAGCGAGTCATGATCCGTGAGTTTGTCACCAACATGGAGCAGCGTATCGCTGGTAACGAGCAGCCGGTTACCAAGAGCTGGGCAAACCGTATCGTGCCGTGGGCAAACCAGCTAGCCTATATCTCGTTCCTGACATCCGCCGCCACGGCCATGGTGCAGGTGACCGCTATCCCGATGCGTGTAGCTCCGTACCTCTGGGCTCGCTACGGTATGGTCAACACCACCAAAGCGCTAGCGCGCTATATGAACGTCTTTAATGCGATGCCTAAGCTGGAGAGCCGCAAAAGCGGTATCCGTAAGACTTTCCGTATCGCTACTTTGCGAGAGTCAAACATCGTCAAGAACAGCCCCCGGCACCGGGACGCCTTGGAGCGCGCCGAGAAAGAGTATGGGATCATCGCTCCCATGTCGACCTTTAGCTTGCGTGGGGAGCGCACTCCGGCCACCGCAGTGGGGGGTAAGCTGTCGCGGGGTTCGGACGCATTTTATGACGGCATGACCTACATGCTGGACACCACCGACCAGCTGACCAAAGAAGCTTCGTTCATGGCGGCGTACGACTTGGAGTACGACCGGTTGGCTAACGAAAAGGACCTGACGCCTGAGAAACGGCAGACCCGCGCTATTCTCCGGGCCAAGAAGGCCATTGCCGACACAGTGGGTAACTTCAACAGCATCTACCGCCCACCCATCATGAAGGGTAGCGAACTCGCTAAGGCGTTGTTCCTCTTTAAGTACTACTCCGTTATCACCACGGCGTTCTTCTTCCGTGCTACCCGTGCAATCGCCCGTGGTATCGCTGCCGGAAACAGCCCCGACAAGAAGCAGCAGCGCGAAGACGCCGTCATGTACACTAAGGAGCTCACCGGCACTTTGGGCGCGGGGTTTGTGTTTGGCGGTCTGGTAGGTACGCCCCTGTACAGCATCGGCATGCTGGCTCTTCAAGCTTTGCAGGACGCCACGGACGATGATGAAGACCGCCGGGAGCGTATGCGGCAGAACCCCATGACTGCGGACAGCGTGGAAGCTCAGTTCCGGTACGAGTGGCTGCCAAAGCATTTTGGTTCGCCTACAGTTACTGGCGCAGACGGAAGGCAGCATTCGCTCGCGGATATCGCGTTGAACGGTCCAGCGTCGGAGCTAAGTGGGTGGAACGTCGGTTCTCGTGTCTCTCTGGACCTGATGGGCCTTTGGTTCCGCGCCCCCCGCGATGCCGATACGTGGGCTGGCACAGTGAACAACATGCTGGTCGAAAACATCCCCGGTGCGTCGGCGTCCCTGAACATGGTTGCCATGGGTGAGGAGTTTTCCAAGGGTAACGTCATAGACGCCCTGAAAGTGGGCCTGCCCGCGCAGTTCAAGTCCGCCGTGAAGGCGTATGATTTCGCTACCGAAGGTGTTCGCACCAAGACGGAGAAGATTAAGCTCCCGGCGGAGGATATCACGAACAGCGACATTGTCGGCACGGCGCTTGGGTATAACCCAACGGAAGTGGCCAAGGTCCAGCGGCGGGGTCGCGACTTCAACAATCGCGTTAAAGAGCTGGGTGAAGCAAAGAGCGAACTGCTCGGTGCGTACAAAAGTGCCTTGCGGCGTATCCGTAACGGCGATGCCGACGGCTATGAGCTGGCCAACAAAGCTGCGGACGACATCCGGAAGTTCAACAGCAAGATCGGCAACAAGTACTTTGCTATCACGATGGAGAACATCGTCAACTCGGCGCGCGGATCACTCTCGGAAGAGAAGTACGACGTCGAAGGCATGGGGCTCAACGAGGTCGAGTCCTACTACGTCCGGAAAGCGATGGGGGACCAATAAAAAACCCCGCTGGTAAAGTCGGCGAAACCTTACCAGCGGGGAATCAACGGAAGGAGCAAACTTCCGCTGACGGTCATACGCGAACGCGCCAGACCCGTAAACCTCTTACATTATCCTCGATGGTGACTTTGAACAGCACCTTTAGCCGCAGCCGGTTGGTCACGGTCAGCACCTGCTCCTTCGCCCTGCGGGGGTCCAAGCACGGTAGGAATATGGACGTCCCGCGCTTGAACTTCCGCCAGTTCACTTCGTAGGCGACACCCTCAACTTTCATCCTCGCTCTCCGCCTCGACCACCTCGTCCATATCGACGAAGTCACCGACGCTGGTGTCGAACTCCATGGCGTAGATAGATGGCGCGGTTAGCTCCGTACCCTTGGACATGCGCTTATTGCATGGGTCCATATACGCACCGCGCTTCTTCATATCCTCCGTGAAGCCCTTAAAGTTGACCTGCATACGGATGCAGTCTTCCCGGAAGTGCTTATAGTTAAGGTACAACCGCTTCGTATCGGGCTCGTAGCGTATCAGCAGTTCGCCCTTCGGTAGCTGCTTGGGCAGCGAGAGCATGTTTGACCGCTTGTCTGCGTTACCGTTGACGACCAGCATGTTGTGTATATGCCGGTTCAGGTAGTCGCCCAACACCGCAGCTGAAGCCTCGACTGGGGCTGCAACGTCCTTGCGGGTCTCTTCAATGATCTGAGTGGCCCACGCATAGATGCGCTTCATGTCCCAGTCGATGATGCCCAGCCGGTAGGCGATGATACCCCCGGTGATGTTGGCGGCGACTTCGGCAGACCAGAACCGCTCACGCTGCGTCAGCTTGAGTTCCCGGTCAATCTTCAGCTGCACAGTGCGCAGGGTGTCCTTGACCATCTCCAGATTGTTCACCACCCACTGCATGTAGATGATACCGGCGTGACCGTAGTGGTTCATAAGCTGGTGATCGAACATGTTCTTGGCCAGTTCCGTGGGCAGCGCATCGCTGTAGCCAATCTTGTACTCCAGCAGGCGCATCTTTTCGCCGTCCGGGTTGTCCTTCTTCTCGTGCAGCTTCTCGTAGAAGGACGCGTTAGACGAACACAAGCTGATGGTCTGCCATGTGGTGACGTTCAACCTAAGCTCGTTACCAGAGGACTTCATGCGGTTCTTACCGCGCCCTTGGCTCATGTTGTACGTCATCTCGGAGAACTGCGTCGACTGCATGTTCGTGATTTCGTCCACCGTAAACGGCAGGTTGTTCATGATGCCGAGGTGCATCGTCTTGGCGTTGGCAGTATCCTCCTTGATCGCACATAGGTTCTTCGGGTGACCCCAGACGCTGTTGCACATGTGGAGGATGGTGGTCTTGCCGGTACCCGAATTGGGGTGAATGACGTTCAGGATAGCGCCGCTCTGCCCCGTGAACTTGAACAGGGGGGCACCGAACGCAGTCAACGCCGCAAACGCATGCGGCTCCAGCCCCGGACGGCCATAGAGGTTGAACACCTCTTGCCACTTCTCGTAGCTGCCTACCGTCACAAGGTGCTCAACTAGCCCCGCCGTCGTCGAAGACGGAGGACTATGGTATATGCCATCGACCGTAATCTCACGGTCGCCAACGATAAACTTGCTGTCGTTGTCAGCCCATCCAAATTGCATTCTCATACGTTCCGCCTTTTTCTCGTATTGCATCTCTTTGACCGACCGGGTGACGAACGTCGCCAGCGCAGGGAACTCCTTGGTGGTTGACGCTACGCCGTTAAACGCAAGCTTTTTGCGTAGCTCTGTCGAGTCCCCGCAAGCCACAGCGTATGGTAACACGAACTCACGTATGCCTTCTTTGGGCAAATGCAACCGTATCAGGACCACATCGCCGTCCTTCGGGTCGGTCATAATCTTCACGGCATACAGGTCGTGCTCATAGACAAGGACCGGTTCGGTCTCCTCCTTGTCAGAGAGTAGGTAGATACCCCCCTTCTTCCCACGCACGTAGGGGTAAGGAAACTTGGGTATACGGATTTCTTCCGGAACGTCCTCGGTTTCGGGTATGACGTAGTTACCGTCCTCCGTCTCAGACTCAGCGACCTCCTTGCCCAAGACGATAGGGTTCTTAATCCTACCTAGATATGGGCAGCCGTAGCAGCCACCGGGGTTGTTGCGTTCAAACGTAGCGCAGTTGTGCGGGCCGCTGATATGCTTGGTCTTGTCCAGCGTCCTGACCGGGTCGTAGTCAGGGTGCCCCACGGATATCTTCTGGATGGCCGAGCTACGATCTACGCAGAACTTGGCCACCGATAAGGCGTCGAACCAGCGCACCTCGGAGAGAGACTCCCGATCCTTGTACGCGGCTACCAACTGCTGACAGCCGTCACCCTTCAGGCTGCGCCGCATAATTTTGGCGAAGTTGAACGTGGTGTTTTCTTGCAGCTTCTCCCGCAGGTTGCTCCTACGTTCTTTTGGAATATCGAAGACTTGGAGTTCTGAAACACCTAGGGTGTTCCGAAACACATCGAAATCTGTTGCGCCGGCATCAGCGATGACGGTGACTTCCTTCGCTGGGTCGTCCTTGAAGTTGAAAGTGCCGGGTACGCGCAGGATACGCGCGACCTCGAACACCGAGGGGTCGACATAAAAGTTATGCGTTACGCATAGGCTGTTAAGCCTTGCAGCTACGGGCTCCCACTCCTGCCGTGTGATGTCACGGGTAAGGGGCCAGTAGGCGTGGATACCGCGTCCTGAGTTAACAAGCAGCGGACGAGGAAGTCCGACCAGTTTGCAAAAACCACGAAGTGCCGCCAACCCGGCGGCTTGGTCAATATACCCTTCGGGTCTGCCGGTCTTCTCGTTGACTTCAGCCTTGCTAGGGCCGCAGTCGATATCCACCCAGAACGAGCGTAGAGCTTTGACGTTGTCCTTCAGGCGGTTCTCGTTGGTGGCATACTTAGCCACCCCGAAAAACACGTTCCGTTTCTGTGAAACGAATTTGGCCGCCTGTGCGTCTACCTCTTCTCTCGTAGCTACAAAGACCTGCCGTACGTCACGCGAACCTTTTATGCCGAGAACCGCGAACCAGCCATCGGCTGGCTGCACCGTACTCAAAAGGTCTACATTTTGCATTGCAAAGTCCACTGATGCGGGCAAGCCCGCCAGTTGATACGTCCACCGAAGCTCAGTCGCCGGTCTTCAGGTCCAGCCTCATCCACAGCAGAATAGCTTCCCTGCGGTGTGGGTGAGGATGCGTAAGTCCCGTGAACCAGCTGTAGATAGTCTGACGAGAGACCTTCAGGGTGCGCGCAACATCCACGATAGGGATATTACGTTCTACGCACTTGCGCCCAAGCTGGACGCCCAGAAGGCTCTCGTCAGCATTCCTGACAGCTTCGGCTACCTTGATACTGTAGCCGTACATCGCTTAGTCCTCGTCGCCCCAGTCGTCGATGAGCGAAGCCAGCTTGCTGTCCTCAACCGGCTTAGGTGCAGCGGTTTCAGACTTCGGGTTGGCGCGCTTGACCGGTGCCGGCTCTTCCTCGATCTCCGCTTCTTCCACGACAGCGGCCTTCGGCGCAACTTCAGCGGCCCTTGCCGGCTTCACTGCCGCACCTTCCGTGTCGGACACGGTCAGCTGCGTATACCGCTTGGTCTCGGGGTCGCTGTACACGGTATCGACAAGGTCTTCCTCTTCCGGGGTCAGGAAGCGCACTTCGCGGAAGTTCAGCGTCAGCGTATCGGCATCAAGGTCATACGCCACGCGCGTCACCAAGGTATCCGGGGCTTCGCCGTTGGACTTCAGGTACTTGCAATACGACTCGAACGGGTAGGTCGGCCCGCTGCTCTTACCGAACAAGGACTTGGACGCGATGCTCAGCTGATAGACTTCGCCCGAGGGGTCACCTTCGGCCAGCACAGCAAGACGGCGCTTGAAGCGGCAAGCCTTACCCTTACCACGGGTGCCTGAACCGTCGACGTTCATCGGACAAGAAGCGCAGCTGGAAGCCTGCCGGTTGGAAGCCTTGGCGTCCGGGGTCTTGCCGTCGTTTGACCAGCAATCGGGGAGCGTAGGCGTACCTTCCGGGTCGTAGGCGGCTGCATAAAACTCGCGCGACACATCGGGAAGCATATCGACGATGATGACGTCGATCTGGTGGGGGATAGCCTTACCAATCTGCTCACCGCCCACGATACGCTTAAAGGTACCGTTGGTGTTGGTGGCAACACGGCGCAGGCTGCCGCCAGTGGCGATCTTATCTGCCAGCCGCGAAGCACGGCGCTCCGAACGTGCGGGCAGATTGTTTTTAAGGGTAATCAATTCGGTCATGTCATTCCTCACTTGTTAGAGGGTTTACGGACGGTGATGGCGTACTTCCGGTCTTCCTGCAAACCAACGGGGTGCAGGTTAGGGTTTTCGTCAAGGAACTGCCGCATGTTCGCGATGTGGATACGCTGCTCCAGTAAGAACGGTGCGTCCTGCTCCTTGATGAATTTGTACATGGACTCCCAGTCGGTTGTCCAAAACCGCGACTTAATCCGTCGCGTGACGGTGCCTTCCACAGTGCGAAGGCTGTCGACATTCTGGTCGTTGCAGAGCTTGAGCAAGCGTTCGCTTACCATCTCCAGCTTGTCTTTCAGGTCACTGATAACCTGCTTATGTTCCTCCTCTTTTTCGTCAATCGCTGTACGGATGCGACGGTAAACCGACACCAGCTTGTCAGCTGGGATATCCTCGTCCATGGTTTGCTCCTTGTGGTTGGGTAACCCGTATACCGCTTACACTATACAGTGTCAACAATCTACTGAAAGATTTTCCGGTACAGGTCGATCACCCGTTCGTGGTTCGTGATGTTGCCGCGAAGCATGTTGTACACGTGTGACTCGGCTTCGCTACCCCGGATGTGCACGATGGTCATGGCGTTCTTCTGGCCGGGGCGGTTGATACGGGCGTTGGCTTGCAGGTAGGTTTCCACTGACGTGACCGGTGCGTACCAGATGATTGTGTCTGCCGCCGTAAGGGTAAGCCCGTGGCTGGCCGCCTGCGGCTGGATGATTAAGACGTGGGGGTCTTTGGTGTTCTGAAACTGGTCAATCAGCGTCGCGCGTTTGTTTACGGATACGCTGCCATTGATAACGCCACAGTTGATTCCCTTTTTTTCTAGGTGCGCCCGCAGAAGCTCTATGGTGTGAGTGAACGGCACAAAGACCAGCACCTTGTGGCTTGCTTCCTCGATGACTTCCAGCACGGCGTTCAGCCGGTTAGACACGTCGAACTCTAGCACCTCGCCTTTGTCAGTGTAGACAGCGCCCCCGCTGATCTGGAGCAGCTTGTTCATCTTGACCGCTGCGTTGACGGCGCTGACTTCCTCGCCCGCCGCTTCTAGAATCATGTCGTTGCGCAGGTGGCTGTAGTATTTAGCCTGCTGGGGGGTCAGCGGCGCATCACGGTCCACATAGGTGACTTCCGGCAGGTCGAGACAGTCTTTCCTCTCGAACCGGATAGCCGGTTGCAGGACATTATGAACGATCCTCGGGGCTTCAGGTTTGGGTGCCCATTTGAACTTCGTCACGGGGTACATCGTGCTGAAGCGGAAGTGCGTGTAGTATTTCGGGGTACCTTCCGGATTGACCAGCTTACCCAGCCCGTACGCGTCCAGTGGAGATTGTGCTGCTGGCGTACCAGTAAGCATCCACAGGCGTGGGTCCGTGTGCTTCAGTATCTTGTGCAGAAGTTTCCAACGGTTGGTGGTAGCCGTCTTGTACGCCGACGCCTCGTCCACGACGATAAGGTCAAACCCGCCCGCCATAATCTCGTCCAGCACGGTGGCCACGCCGTCAAAGTTGATGACGACGAACTCGGACCCGGCTTGAATTATCTTGGCCCGCTGCTTCGCAGCCCCATGCGCCACGCTGCACGACCGATGCATGGCAAACTTGAACAGGTCCTGCTGCCATGCTGACTTCATGATGGACAGCGGACACAGTACAAGGACGCGCTTAATGATCCTCCTGTTCATGAGGTAGTCGGCAGCCCAGATGACGCTGGCGGTCTTACCTGTACCCTGCTCGTTGAAGCAGAACGCACGCCTGCGAAGTGACAAGAAAGACGCTGTGGTCTTCTGGTGCTCAAACGGCGTGAACTTACCCGTCCACTGATAATCCCGTAAGATGGGTGAAGGGGGGTTGAAGCCCAGCGTTGCCAGCTTCTCGGCTTCTCTGTGGCCCCAATACACGAGCACACCGTTGTGAGTGGGGGCGCTCCTAAAAATGGTTTCGGTAATTGCAGACGGGTCATCGACGCTGACGAGCAGCGCTTTGTTTTCAATAATTTGCACTAGTTTGCTCCTAGCTGGTTACTTCTTTTTGCGCTCTCGTGCGCTGGTCTCCGACACAAGGTTACCTTTGTTGTCCCGCTTGAATGAGCGGTTGGCCCCTCGGCCTTCCACCCGGAGTCCGTCGCTGCTGCTGCCACCCTTGTCTAGCGCTTTGACGTGAGCAACGTCCTTGCCGTCACCCTTCTTGACCTTTCCGGCCTTCATCAGCTTGGCGCGGGCGGCGTTACGGGCAGCGCGGTTCTTCTTCTGCTCGGGGGTGCCTTGGTACTTATCGTACTCGTCGCGGTAGTCACGTACTTTTCTGGGCATCTCCGATCTCCTTTGCATCGAAGTACGGGGCCATCATCGTGACGGTATCCCCTGTGGCAAGTGACTTTGCTTCTACCACATCCCCCACGGTACCAACAGGCCGCACTAGGATGTAGAGGTAGCCGTGCGCGTCAGCCCGCGACTGGTGGTAGTTGTCAAGGCTTGCCTTCAGGCTCAGAAGTTGCATCAGCGCCTCCGTGGCCGCCAATGTTCGCAGGTTTGAACCGGACACCATCCGCATAGCGCGCTAGACTTAGCGTTCCACACACCGTTGTTCATTGCGTCTGACAGACTTTCCAGTTGGTCGTCAAATACGCTCATATAGGTAGCCAAGTTCTCCCGTTGGTGGGTCTTCCTCGGCATCTCCTGACTGACAACGTACAGCAACGCGGAGTTGATGGTTTCCACGTTGGGGAAGTGGACGAACACGGCACCCGCCAGCAGGTCCAGCTGCTTCATGTCCGCATACTTGGCGTTCTTGCCGGTCTTGTAGTCCACCAGCCATGCCTTGCTGCCGTTCACGATGAGCAAGTCAGCGATGCCCCGATACCAGACGTCCTTGTCGAAGAAGCCACAGGGTTTAAGCTCTTCGGTTACCCCTATCTTGATTTCGGCGTACTTGGTGCCCTGCTTCCTTGCCAATGGCTCCACGATGGGGCGCATGAAGGCAAACTTCTCGGGGATGGGTGCCCCCTTCGTGATGAACAGCTCGGCAGCTTCATGGACAGCGGTCCCGTAGTCAGCAGCTTCCCCCGGCTCGTCCTTGACGTCCTTGACCACCTTCAGGTGGAAGTACTTCTTCGGGCATTGATCGAAGGTTTTGATAGCTGAGTAGGACCAAGCAGTCATCAGGTTGTGAGCTCCCGCGCTAAGCGCTTTATGTTTGCCAGTAGGTTAGCGTTAGCATGTTGAGAGCCTTCTGTCTTCTTACCATGGGGGTATACCCCCGCCAGCCGCCCGCTCAAACGCACCTTGTAGTGCTTGGAGCCGGTCTCGACTTCCCACGGTAGCCCCGTCTCGTTAAGCGCCTGTTTTACTTTTACGTCTAGTTTCATAACACCTCCGGTGTGGGGGCGACCGGAGCCGCCCCCATCCGTATTACAGTCGGTCTGCGACCAGCTTGGCATAGCCGGCGATATCAAGGAAGTTGTCCTTGTGCGTCGGGTTGCCGTACAGGGTGCGCCCCATCTTGTGGGCGATCATCTCCATGCTCTCACGCATGTCAGCGTCCATGGCTTCCCAGCTGGGGCTGCTCCGCATGAGGTACTTCACACCCTGAATGAACTGCGCCTTGCTGGCGTAGTCACCGTAGTCCTTACCACGCTCCGTCAGGACCGTGTCTACGTTGTCAGCGTGTGCCTGTTGGCCACAACATTCCACCACTTCCCTAGGCCCTTCTTGCGTATCAAGTTCAAGCTTCGACTGCTGGTTCCGGTAGTTGGGATTAGACGCCAGCTCCGACTGCAATATCCGATACATGGGGGCAGACTCAATCCCCCGCTTGACTGGCTTGGCCGGCGCGTAGTGCGGCGCAGTGATCGGGTCTTCGACTAGGTCTTTCCACAACCTACGGGTGTCAACCACAAGCGCCGTGCTACAGCCTACGGCTTTAACGACACGGGCGTTACTGCACTGAGGGTGCGCTTGGATATACTTCAGTATCTGGCTGGTCTTGGAGTTTGGAAGGTAGTTTGGGTTGTTCTTGCGCGTATCCAACTGGAAAACACGCCAGACCACCTTGGTTGGTATACCCAGCTTATCGGCAGCCACCTTGATTTCGTGTTCAGGGTAGGCGTCCAGAAAGGTTCTGATTTTGTTGTAGTTGTAGTCGGGTACAGCTTGTCTATTCATGGTTTGCTCCTACTTCAGGTTGCCACCGCTCTTCAGGATATCACCGTCGTACGTATACGTGCCGGTGTGTGTCAGGCGGACAAAGGGGTGGGCATAGACTTTGCCGCCATGCTTCCGCCACAGCTCACAGAAATGGTAGTCCTCCGACAGAAGGGCCCCGCTCTCGTCGATACTGGTAGCAAAATACTCGTGGGTGAGGGGTTTAGCGTACTCACCCGTATCTGGGTCTTGGAAGGATGACACTCGGTAGGTCGGGACGTGCGGCTTAAGGTGCTCGAACACACCGCGCTTGATGAGCATGAAGCCAGTGCCACCATGGCGGACCTCGATGCACCCGCTCTCGTCGGACTCAGCGTCTGCGCCGCCAACCATATTGAACACGAACGCCCCAGCGTGATGCTCTAGCTCATTCAGCTTGCCTGCGGTTGCAGCGCGCTTGACGCTATCCCAGTTCACTTCCTTCTTGGGGTAGATGCCGCAAGCAATGTCCCGGTCAGTGAGCATAAGCTGCGCCACTGCGTCCCCGTCGAAGCCAATGTCGGCGTCGATGAACATCAGGTAGTCGTGGCCGCTTTCAAGGAACACACGCGCCAACTCGTTACGGGCGCGAGTGATAAGGCTCTCGTTGGTGATCTGGCACCACGCCACATGCACCCCCAGCTCACGCATCTTGGCGACCGTGAAGAGCAGACCTTGCACATACGCACCTGTGCACATGCCACCGTACATAGGGGTAGCAATCATCAAGCTCGGGCGCTTGGCCTCAACCGGCTTCACCTTGATTTCGTCACTCACTTCATCTGCTCCTTCTTGTGCTGGTACACCTGCCGTGCGGCGGCGGCGAGGGTCACGCCGAAGTGCTCAGCGATCTCCTCAAAAGACTTACCGGCTACGTACATATCCCAAGCCACCTGCCGCTTTTCAGGCGTCCACCAGCCAGCAGGCTTGCGGGGGCGACTGACAATGTTACCCGTCACTTCTTACGCACCGCAAACTGGTGGCCAATATGTACAATGTCAAGCCCTTCAGCGAAGGTATTCACAAAGAAGTCCACAGCCAGCTTAGGGCGGTGGAGGATGTCGCGGCTCTCACCCCACAGGTAGTCGTCGAACACCATCAAGCCACCC